TCCCAATCAATTTTACGCCCGAGGTATAGCTCTGTAGCCATAATAGTTAAGGGGTAATAGATAAATAAAATCTACTTTCCATGTATGGAGAAATGATTAAGTTCCTCTTTGAGCTGACTCCGTTCAGTCTTATCCATATTGTCGTGAAAGTGCTTTGCAGCACCTTCAATGCGGTTGCCTTGGTCGTGAGACCGTTGGGCTTCGCTCCGGCGTTCGTTAGCCGCCATCTTATCCTCAGTCTTGAGGACTTGAGTGATGGTGTGACTGCTGAAGCCTTTGAAAGCTGGATCGTTATGGCGGGGGTCTGTACTCATATAGAAAGAAGGATTGGAGGACTAAACTGCTGGACCAGTGATACCACCGAGTTGAGCCGAAGCTTTAGCGTTGGTCTGGGCCAAGTTACCGAACATATAGAAAGCAAACTCATAGTTGAGTGTGCCGCTCTTACGTTGTCCGGGTACACCGTCCATGCTAAGAGCATCTTCGGCAAATGAGAAAGGAGCCATTTCACCCCAGTAAAAGGAGTTAGGATCGACCATCCAAACAACACCGTCTGGAACCATATCGTCTTTGAATATAGCGTGCTTTCCTTCAGGACCGTGATATACGAGTCCCTGTTGTCCTCCGACAAGATTTCCCTTCCACGTTTCTACGTCGTAGTTACGTGTAACAGTCATCAACGATGCAATACGCCTCCACTGAGTAGAGTTACAAAGCATGAAGAGGTCTGCTGGGTTCTTTGAATGTCGTGAGGTCTTCATTAACATCGCATCAATATCCGAAAGTGCGATTGTACCAACGGATGCGTCCAAATGAGATTGGAACCATGAGTCGTTAGCTTTGTTAATGTTCTGAACAGTACCAGTATTAGTGATAAGGTTAGTGAAACCAGTTACTTCAGTGTAAGCGGTTCCGCTTACATCGTAAGCGTCTGCGCGTACAACAATATCGTCGTCAGCAAGTGTCTCGTTTGTAGTTGCTTCAAACGTATTGTCATCAGTAATGGTAGCTACAGTTACAGTTTCTGCTGTACCTGCTTCGATTTCTGCGGTTGTACCAATAAGAAGCACATCTCCCTCATTCAAGTGTTGAGTAGGAGGTGTTTCTTCAGTACCACCATGGTCTAAGTTTATAGTTGTGGATGCGGTTACACCTGCGTTTACAACAGCAAGTTGTCCGCTTCCTGCGCCGACGATCATTCGGTTGAGGTTCCAGTGCATTGCGTGCACTGCACCTTCTGCGTTCTGAGTTATTTCCTTTACAAGAGCAAACTCCTTATCTCGCGTCGCAGCGATTGCTTGACGCGTGACTTCAAATGCTCCTTGAACGAACTTAGCGTCCGCGAAGGATCTATCTGATTGGAATTTACCAGTGCGCAGTGAAGTGTCTTCAGCCGCAGCGTGTACACCACCACCAAAGGCAGTGTGTAGGTGCTCAACTTCGAATCTTCGACCCATTTGAACGGATGGAACCATAACACGAGGACGCAAAGGCGTACCCGCTCCCTTCTGTGGAGTCTCTTCGCGTTCAAATCCAATAGCTTTAAGCATTGGATGCTTGGAGACACGCCAGAAGTTTTCCTGAAGGTTTGGCAACAGGAATTCTGTGATGGTTTTTCCCGCTCGATCTGAGATCTTTACGGTACTCATAATAGTCTAGTGAAAAGAAGTATAAAACATTATTCAGTCGCCGCCATACGGCGGAGCACTTCTCGTTCTAACGCCTCCGAATAGGCAACCGGATTACCGGGATCAAAGTTAAAAGTCTTTGTAGAAGGAGTCTTTGGGACTGTCTTCTTACCACCGTCAACCTTGGTTGAGGTTTTCTTCTTTTTAGCGAGGGAGGAATTAACCTCTTTCTCGTTGATCTCCTTACTCTTCATCAGTTGAACGATGGTTGAGTAGGGAAGGTCTGCTTGCAGCTTTACACGGGGGTCAGGATCTCTTTGCCAAATTTTCATCTGGGAAATGATGTCGTCCTGAGAAACCTCGATTCCAGCTGAAGAGTATTTTTCTACCGTATTATCGAGTTCATTACGGTCCTTCTCTTGGGCAAGCTCGGCTTTTAGATCTTCTACCTGCTTCGCAACGTCGTCCCCTCCTCCATAGGTCTGGGCAATAGCGACAATGGCATCAATCTGAGATTGATCGTATCCTTGATCTTTGAGGTTTTTAGTCACCTCATCCTTCTTGGACTGCTTATCGTCAGTATGCTTGGAGCTTTGGATCTGGGTAAGAACATCGAGTTGCTCTTGAAGATCTTCCCTATCTTTCTCAAGCTGCTTCTTCTTTGAGATCTCCTCATCGAGTCTGTGCTTGGGAATCATAGGTGTCTCCTCGACCTCATCTTCGTCCTCCTCATCGGAGTCTTCAGATTCGTCGGTATCAACGTCGTCACTGGAGGATGTATCGCCTTCCTCTGGCGTGGGCTCAGTGTCATCGTCGGTCTCAGTAAGTGTGGCGTCTGCGGTTTCGCCGGAGTCCTGAGTTTCTCCATCTGTCGCAGTATCTTCGTCTTTCATAAGAAAGTGGGGAAGTGCTCACGATTGTTTAAAGAGGGCGCGATCCTCTAGGAGCGAAATTAGAGAGATTATTCGGAGTCGCCGGTGCAACAAAAGAACAATGCCTCATTACAATAATATCTGTGCTGTCAATGCAATAGGTACTTTAGATCATGTCTGATCCATCGTGAGGTCTACTCATATTGCAATATGGGTGAAGATAGCGAACATTAGATCTCTCGTGCTTACCACCACCCAATGGGTTTAACGGTACAATATGGTCTAAATGCCTGTTGTTGTCCATTTCCTTTTTGCATATTTCACATATAGATGTCGAACACCAAAGATAAATAAGGAACTCTTTTGTTATATCCACATTCTTTTTCCAGTGACGACGTCTAGCACCTATTTTTTGTCTTTTTACTTTTAATTCTATCGTACCCTTTTGTCTATCTTGGTTAATTTTATAAGCCTTACTCTTTCTGTGCACAAGCCTTCCGTAGCACGCATTACATAGACCCATTGTTTTATATTTTCTATTTTTACAATTAGTGCATACAGTGCCATGACCCATCTTTCTTGATGAGAAATTCTTTCCATGACGCTTATATCTATAATAATGTTTCATGCAAAATGGTCCAGCCCATCTTTTACTTTTGCAGCAATCTTCTTCGCAAACATTTGAAGTGTATTTCGTTCTGTCATTCCTATTTACATCACCGTGCCTTTTAAGTCTTTGATAATGTAGGCCACAAAGCCCCTTCGCAACGGTGTACTTCTTACATCCTTCAATGAAGCAATCCTTTTTCATTACTGTAGTGTAGCTTTGCGCCTGTCTATTGTACAGAAGCATCTGGGCTTCCTACTCCGCCCACGCCTTGTTGGATATGTGCTGAATGACGATGTGCCTGAGCATTAAGCAATGTAGCTGCGTTCTGATCCCCTTCGTCAAGCTTCACTTCGGCTTCCTTAGCGTAGTAGTTCTGTAGGAACTGGTGTGGATCGTTGAGTGTAACTTCTACTCGTTCTCCCTCTGAGATCTTCATGCCCTTACCTTTAGCGATCATCACCTCTGGATTCACAAGGGCTTCGAGCTCATCTACTATCTCTCTCCCTATTCCAATATCAAGTCCATCCAATATAACCTTGTCCATAATAGGGTTTGCTCCAAATTGGTATCCTGTCTGTGCAAGGCTTAGGATTCTCTCATTCTTTTGAGCCTTAGAGAAGAACTCTCCGATAATGATTTCAACATCCAGCTTCTTGAACGGCCTTAGGTTAACAGTGCCGTCGGGGATACTCCCCGGTCTCTCAGCCGAAAAGTTTCCCCCGACGACACTGAGGGGGGTCTCTTCTCCTGTTTTGGAATCAAATTTATATAGAGTCTTTGTCTTGTCCCAGTTCATTGAAGCTTGGAATAGAAGCTTCAGTCCAACACGAGACATGAATGATTTGAAGTTGTCTACAGCGTCTGAACTGTTTTGCTCATCAAGTGCTTGGAGCTGTGCTAGTGCCACTCCTGATTCTGCAGACCCTGACTGCCTACCCATGGATTCGCTATGAACACCTGCAATCTGCTCGAACTGTATAAGGTTCTGGTTTAAGTACTCGAACGTGGTTCCTGGTAGTGGTTGTAGTTCAATGTTCTGTAGCTCTCCCGGAGATGCGTCAATGATCTGACCTTGAACACCTGCTCGGGGGATCTCCGTGTTCTCGTCCGTCCTAAGCCACCTACCCTGTAAGAACATATCAATGTAGTTCTCGATGTTACTATGGATCTTGTTGATAGCCTTCTGCGGGTCAATCCAGTCTGTCACCTCTGGACGCTCATAGAATCGACCTCTCATCACTGGCTGGTAGATGTCAAAGTTAGTAGCTAGAGTCATTGGCTTGCCTTCTGGGTGCTCCATTGTGTTCTTAAAGAGCACGCCCACCTCTCCATCCTCTCCTTCTGCATCACTGTTCACTATGACACGGTGGACTATATTACCGTCCTCTACCTCAAACATCATGTAGGCCATGGCTGTGTCTACGTTGTGTTCGCGGGACCCTGTGATTCTCTGAATATGCTTATCTTTAATACCACTCTCTGCAAGCTTCTGGTCTATGGCAATGGCATCTCGCACGTCTTTGTTGTAGTTCTCGTTCTCTTTAATAGATTCAAGACTCTTTGGAAGGGCGATAGCGAGCCATCTCTTATCTCTTAACTCTTGGGCGGACGGATCACTGTACACGTCCCATAGCTCAAAGTGCTTCATTGCTGGCATCTCTGAGTCTTCGTCGAAGTAGATGTATGCCAGACCTCCTCCTTGAAGGAATGAGTTTCGGATCAATAGCTTCATTTCTTTCTTCATGGAAATGTCCCCCAGCTCCTCTCCATCCCACACATCCTCAAGCAAAGCTGCAGCTGCGCTGATCTCATCTCGTGAAACATTCTCCAGTCCAGACTTCTTCGGATACCATCGAGGATCATTGGCTGTAACCCTCGTTACGATTACGGAAAGTGCCCGAGGCACAAGGTTGATGGTACGCCAAACCTCATGGTCTTCAATTTCCTTGAAGTGTTGGGTCCCCTCATCGTCCCACCATACACGGTGGTTTCCTTCTTGGAACGCCATGCACGTAGCTACCTGTGCTTCCCATCGGGTGCGTTCATCTTTAGAGGATGCTAGTCTGTCTGGAAGATCGCTGAGCGGATCTTTCTTCTCGCCGTCGTTAGGTTCATCAGCCATTAGAGTTTACTACGGATATTGGATAAAGCTTTTTCGGGGAGAGTATCTGCACTGAAAGTATTTAAGCTTTTCCTAACCTCGTTCTTCTCCTCCTTAGTAAGCCGTAGATTCTTTGCCATTCGTATGGCGGACTCTACGTTCGGTGCTGTCTTGAGTACAGACATAGATAGAACGGTCTTGTACATGAAATATCCCTGTAGACCAAGACCTACAGCGAATCCTGTTCCTATGATTACCGAACCGATGATTACAGCTGAGAGTACGTCCATATGATTATTCTTGATGACTTATTTCTTTTTTGATAGGAACTGCGATCATACTGGGTTTAGGTTTGCGAACTCTCCAAAGAGTTTCTTTGCTTCTTTGTTGTATGCTCTGGCTGCATATCTACCCCCATACAAATGCCAAGAGTACTTAGATACCTTTTCAAAGTCCTCATCATCAACAATTGCCACACCTTTGCCATTGTACAATTTTACTTCCTTAGCCATAGTATGATAAATTATACCATATGCACCTTGTCAGAGTATACCGTCTCCAACGGGGATTGACTATGAAGGAACTGGCAGATATGGCTCACATCACAACAAGAGTTGTGTACAAGATTGAAAAGGACCCCGGGTACAACGCTAAGCGTAATACCATGAGATCAATAGCTGGAGCATTAAGTCTTCCCGCTTCTGTTCTGTTCTTCCCTGAAGAAGAGATGGAGAAGAGGCAAATGCTTTCTGATATGCACAAGCACACAATCGAGGTACTGAGAGAGGCTAATATGATTGTGCAGTCTTCTGAGACTTCCTATACACCTGAAGAAGAAGCCAGTGCGGTGAGTCGGGTTTAATGTCGGAGCCGTCTTTGGGTCTCTTGCTATTGCATAATGCATGTACATACCTTACGTTTGCTTTGACATGATTACCCCCGCTAGCCTACCAGAAATGGTGGGCTTTTTCAATAAGCAATTACCTTATTATTTCTCGCTGCCTTCTTCCTGTTCCATATAAACCAATTCGGTGTACGTGGGGTTGGCTCATCCGTATAGCTCGATACGGGCTTTCCGCGAGAAAGTAATGTATAACGTATGCAATCACACAAATGGTCATCTTTGGCAACAGGTCGCTCATACTTCTCCTGGTTCAATGCGCCTGTAGGGTCTTTCGGCCATCTGTATTTATGGAATTCCATTATAGCGTTCTTACAGTTTTCTGTAATGAATAGACGGGGTGAACCTTTTCGGGTATTGCTAAACTCGTCCCTCTGGAATGGGTGGGGTCTTTCAGGGTCAAAGCGCAAGTATTCCTTTACTCGCACGATCCCTGCAGGAATGTCATTCTGTGTCCCTCGGAGCAATGTTATCCCGTGCCTCTGGAATTCATCAGCTATGGAAAACCTATGTTCCCCCATCTCGCCTCCTTTTATCTGAGCCTTCACCTGGTTTTTATGAAAGATGGATGGGTCGGGGTAGTGGACCTTGCGTATTCCTCTCTTCTTCAGCCACTTGCAAGCCACTTCTATCGGGCATTCAGCTTGATAAAACTCATCGAACAAGATGAAGTTTCCGTCAGGATCTTGGTGTATAAGTGTTATTGCCAACGGATTCGTCTGCCCCCAGTCTAGTGCGACATAGAAATTTTCATATTTTACTGGAGGTATAACGTGCAGTCCTTCTACAAATTCAGGATAGACACGGCCTGTACTGAAAATGAACGCTTCCTCTGGTGTACTAGGGTAGAGCTCTGGCAACCTATTTCCTAAATTGAATTTCTTCCTATCCCACCAGAAAAGCTGCTCTGTTGTCAGCTCTGACCCGTCATAATTCTTATATGAAGCCCTTTGCTTCTCTACATCATCGGGGTAGAAGAACTCCGACCCCTTCGGTATAGGCATAGCATTGTTTGGGTCGTCATACCACGCATAGAAAAGAGGAAGCCATTCTGGCTTTTGTCCATTTTGTAAAGCTTGCCAGTTATCCATAAATGTCTTATGGAACCATCCCGACGGTCCGTTGGCTGTTGATTCAGCTATACCGCAAGCTGTTCGCGGCAGGGACTCCAACGTGTCTTCTAGCTTCCCCTCGTCATCAACGTAGGCGATTTCAGAGAAGTGCAGGAATGTTGGCGTCATACCTCGAGCTTCGACGTCAATACTATATTTGGAGCCTGTCCCTTTAAACTCCAGCTCCGAACGTGTTGTGTATTTCTCTTCTGGCTTCAGTTCCACAGGGATACGGTCGAACGCGAATCGCGCGATGTCGTTGAATAGCTCTGTCACTGTCTGCTTACGGTGGGCAATAGTACGACACATCATGTTCGGGCTGTACATCGCCTTGTCGAGGAGATACAGAGATACAGCTGTAGTGATCCCCAGCTTACGGGGCTTCAGGATGATGATACGATTCCACCCATCCTCTATCGCTTGATAGATTTTCTTCTGGACCCGGTTGGGAGTGAATACGACCGTCTTTCCCTCGTGACCCGCCATCTTGGTCCTGATCCAGTAAAGGTTTGTCAGGCGCCAATACGGGTTCATTATAAGCTCCATCGCATCTTCCTCCGTGCCTTTTTCTTCAGTCATGGTATTATCATATCATAAAGAAACCATCTGTCCTCATCGGGACTCCCTTCGGTAACTCCTTCTCTGTTCCTTTTGGGTTTCATAGATCTATGGTGAACCTTGTTCGGTACAGCTGTGGTTGTGGGAAGTTCGGTAAGATCCAAACGATGCACGTTGAAGGGGCTGACGTTGCCAAGAACAGGAACATCATCGCCAAAGAAGGTCTCAAGTACGACTACATGCTGCAGATTGACAGCGACATGGTGTTTGAAAAGGATTATTTACTTCGACTGTTTGAACTCTCCCTCAAGTTTAGCGAATCCGTAGTTAGTGGTATCGCCTTCCTCGGGAATGAACCACACCTCCCCGCTATCTTTCAGTATGAGGATGGGCGGCATGTTCCAATAGGTAAATGGCCCAACGACCCTTTTCCTGTAGATGTAGTAGGGGGCTTCGGATTTCTCACTAGCAAGGAAATACTCAGCGAGATAGGGGAGGAACCCTTCACCCGTGTAGACGGGCTCCAAGAGGATTTCAGCTTTTGCAAGAAGCTTAGGTCCAAAGGGAAGCGGATCATCATTGATCCGACCCTCGAGCTTGGCCATCTTCGTCCGAAAGAAATCAGGGGGGAGGATTTTCATCGTGAGGTGATGTAATAAGCTGCCATAAAGAGGCCCCACCCAACGAACACGCCTAGTATTGTATTTATAAATTCTGCGTCCATTACCAAGCTGAGGAATATTTCTTCTTCCATTGGTACATCTTGCACAAAGCAGGGATGTACTCCTTTTGAGATTCAATGTCTCTCTCCAATACCTCCCACGTTAGCCTTTCTTTGTTGAAGTGCAGGATCCTCGCTTCTTTGATTTTGAGCCACACTTCCCGCAATGCTTCGTCGACTGGCTCAGCCATAGCATACATCGTAAGTTGGAGGTCAAACTCTGGATAAACCCCCGAAGAGGTTTTAGTATCCGCGAGTACAACCATTCCTGAAGGGAGAGTAGCAATTCCATCTGCGGTTCCACCGTACATCAACTCCTTGTTGAGTACAATGATTTCCGCACCGTGCCATTCCCACCCCTCGGTAACGATGATATAGTTCTCGAGAGCCATCCTTTCATCTGGGTCTTTGACTTGCTCGGGGGTTAGCTGACCTACTGTGTAGGACTCAACGAGCTCGTGCACGTTGTTCCCTATGTCTCCCGCCTTCTCTTTTCTGATACGGTGCGCGTTCTTGGCGTCTGCTAAGAGGAGATCTATTTCCTCCTCCTTGTATGGCTTACCGGCCTCCCACCTCGTCTTGAGGTATTCAGTGGTCATTTTAGCTGCCCAAGGTACGAGCGCGGGCTTGTCGAGGATACCAGTGTGAGTGGTGACTCCTGCGACCCGTTGGTCTTTGACCTTATAAATATTCCGCTTTTTTGCACACATGTCAAGTTTATGGGTAAATCCTATGGATAATTCCGTGATGCTCTGGACACAACCATTTTATTAGTAATGGCTGAGAGTAATCTTCATGGTGAGCGTGCGCGTTTGGCTTCCCACACTCCTCACTTTTTAGGTGCTTACGAATAGATACTGATAGATCATCGCGCGACGCTTCGAAGTTGTTATCCATCATTAGGATCGTAAGCGTATAAAAACTTGCAGTTAGCGCAGATGTCTACGTTGAATGACTGCGGCATATCATCAACAGTTCCGTCTCCGGGGTTTTTAAACTCCATGAGAGAGTCGCCATTGAGCTTCATAGGTTCGTGTTTACATTTAGGCATAATTATTTGGTGGAATCGGACATATCTTTAAGTTTCTGCTTCTGCTTGGCGATAACTTCCTCTGAAGGTGGGAAAGTCTCTTCTGCTTGCTTGGCGACATCAACAACCTCTGCGTCCTTCACTGCAGGTTCATCGAGAGCGTTATTGTTTCCTGTAGACA